TCATCATGGCGCGCATGGACGGCATCAAATCTAGGTTATGGATAGCATCAAAAATTTCATTCTTTAATTCTACATTGTTTTGTATTGCTGGTGTACGGCTAAAAATGTACTGGACATACCGATCTACGGTCTCTGCCCATGTTTCTCTGCGTTGTTTTTCGTCGATGAAACGAGCGTAACGGCTTGCTGCGATATATTCTTGATATTGATCCATGTGTTTTTTTATTATAAGAGAGTTGTGGAAAAAACGCCCCACCAAACTTCGGTGGGGCTAACGAGGAAATACTAACAAGGAGAAGAGAGATTAAGGCTCTCTCGGGCCGTAAATTATGTTGCGAAGTCTACTGCTGCGGTAATACCACCACCGCCTAAACGCTCACCGTCTTCCAGTTTTTGGACATTGCCTAAACCGCAAGCGATGCCTTTTGAACCTTCCATGTTGTATGGGAAGAATTCAATTGCTGCACGACCATAGCAACCCGAATAGAATTCATCTGGATCGATGATTGTGTTCATGTCTGCATCGACAACACCTGGTTTCTTGACAGAATTGGCGTTGATGAAGTAAGAGTTTGCATATGCTGCATCTTCTTTTTCTGCATCGCCATCACGCAAACCGCCCTTGAGCATCTTTGGTACAGTGCCACCAAAGTAGCCAGCGGAATTTGCCTTTGCCTCTTCAAATGCTTTGTTAATCTTGGCAATGGTTTCTTTGTCAGACTTGGGGATGATGATTGACACAGAATACTTAGGTGTCTTGCCATCGCCTTTGTCTACTGGAGTAAACACATTAGCGTAAGAGAAACGAACTTTGCCGGTTACAACACGAGGATTTTTAGTAGCCATCTTGCTTTCCTATTAACTTAAATTTGATTGAACTTCAGCGGTGTCAATCTCTACCGTACTGTCAAGAGTATACCACAATTTCCTACGGTGTACCCTAAAAACATTATTCCGGGTCCCATTGCACCCTTCATAAATTGATCAACTGCTACCCCTAAGTATATCAGAGTTGAAATAATAATTAAGGGCGTGCTCATTTGAAATCCTCTTCCAAAGTAGTGTCTTTCACTAACTTTGGAGAGCCGTCTGGTCGTTCAACCAAACCGCCAAGGATTGATACTATTTGCCCCTTTTGACCCAACTTTTCCAATTGAGGCACAGACTTCGGTTTAAGGTCGTACATGTCATCTTTGTTAAAACCTTTTTCTTCCAAGATCTTAACAGCCAAATCATAATCCACAATTTTACGATGCCCTTTAGGTACAACCAATTTAAATCCAGTGGGGATTTTGTTTTCATGAATTGCTTTCTCTGTTGCATATGTTTCAACATCGTTTGCCCATGCTTTTAAATCTTGTGCACGGGATAATACTAAATCAAACTCCTCTTCGGTTAACAGAGGTGCTGGTCTAAAGTCTAGTGCAGCTATTTCGTTGACGAAGTCCGAGCGCGCTTTGCACGCGGCTTTGGCACGGCAGAACTGGCAGTGCTCTCCGGGGATGAAGTCGCCCGTACCTGCCCACGCTTTGCGTGCTTTTTGCTTGACGTAGTAGTTTGCCCAATCGACGAGTTTGGCGATTGTTGTCCCATCCGTACTGATTGAATCGAGACGAGGCTGATAGATCGTGTACTCGATTGTTTTGATTTCTGGGTACTCTTCTTGGAACTTGCTATAGGTTCCGAGTGCGTAGAGTCTAAGTTGCGTGTTGTCTTTTGCTTGGACTGGAACGCCTCTGCCATACTTGAGGTCGATGATGCGAATGGAGTGCTTAGAAAGTATAACCACATCGGCTGTACCAAACCCATCAGGCACCCAATCGCTGAAGTCCACGCGCTGTTCAAATAAAGGCTTATCATGTTCTCCGACTTGGGAGCGGACATAGAGGACATAGTTGTCGACGTGGCTGTCGAGTTCTTGGTTGTAGTAGGCATGTTTGTAGAGCTCCGTGACTTCTTCATCGTAGTCTTTGTGGGAAATTTGATTGTAATGCAAGCGCAATTTGATTTCAGCCAAAGAGTGGGCTAATGTTCCTTCGAGGCTAAAATCGAATTGTCCTGGTAACTTTTTAGGTTCTGGTAGGGTTTGCTCGAGACGAGCACTTGGTGTGCATGTTAACCACCGTTTTGAAGATGATGCTGAGAGTACTGCATGTGTCGTTGTGGACATAACTGTTTTCCTTATTAAACTGGTCTCGTATAACTACTTATGCAAACTTTAACAGATTTTTATCTGCGTTGCATTTCACAATACGAAATAGTTTTTAAGGCTACAGTTTGGTTTCCCGCAACTGTTTGATTAGGCTGGAAACTTCCCCAGCAAAGTCAATTTGAACTTCTTGCTTGATGTCTTGCTTGATCTCCATGCGTTCTTTGTAGTCGGCTGGAAACTGGGCACGAGTAACCACTTCAAAGAGTCGGGTATTGTAGGTGCGGTTATTCAGATTGGCCAGAGCCTCTCTTTCCCACCACGCTTGACTTTCTACAACAGCCCTATCCATGGCTTCGGCAAACTCTGGCTTTTCTTTCTTCCAACGATCGCCCGTTGTCTTAGAAATACCTAGAGTGGAATACATAATCTTTTGTGACGCTCCGGTCTTTCCTAACTCAATGACCGTGTCGCACATCGATGGTTCGTACTTCGTTATCGATTTCATTTTTTAGCGGTCTTTGCAGACTCGATAAATGCCTTTTTGGTTGGAGCACCTTTGGCGCCGGGTTTACGCATCTTCTCGCCACTACCAGCCTTGATGCGCTCTCTTTTTGCTGCGATGTTGGCATAAAGCCCAGGTTTAGCTGCCATAAAATAACCCATAAGTTATGCACCACAGTTCTAAACTTAACTTATAGGTTAGGAATAGAACTATGGGTGTGGTTAATAAATAGAAGAGTTCTCGTTTAGAAAACATGTTCATAAAGTCGGCACTTATTAATAAATACCGACAATTTGTATCAGAATACAGCGGTAATTCTATTGAAACGCTTAACACCATCAACGAGTTGTGCCTCGATTGTGCTGCTAATGAACTTGTTCATCTCAATTGCGTTGTCAATAATTTCGTGCATCGATGGGAACTGGGGTGCTTTCTCAAGCAGTTTTTTACCAGCCTCGTCTGCTACTTCCCAGGCCTTTAACTGGGCGTTGTACTGCTCGGTCAAGAAGTCCTTGGAGGTCTTGAGTAAATCATAGCGTAATTCAAATGGATTCATGGTATTTCCTTTATGTGTTTGTGTATGTGAATAGAGGGTTCGGAGCGTTTCCCAACGAGTCCTACTGTCCCTATATCTACTTATGCAAACTTTTAGCCGTTTTCGCCCTACTTATCGTCCACAATGATCTTTTTAGTGGGTGGGGTTTCCATGGCTTTTCTGAGGTGCGGCAAGACATCGTTTAGGATGTTTTGGGTCATGGCTAGTGCCAGTTCCCGATCCGCCATTTCTTTTTGCTCAGAATCAAGTTTGGCTTTATCTTCTACAGCCTTTTCAATCTGCTTAGAAATGTCCGCAGAAAACCCTTTACTTCTTAAAAGGTTTCTTAAAAATTTATCACTCATCTTTAGTCGCCTGTGAAATAGTTTCTAAATCTTTTTTAGCCTTTTCTACTTGTGGCCCAGCTTGATTTTGAAATAGGTTAATAAAATAAATGGCTGTTGTTGCAGGCATTTGAGAAGGCATATTTAAACAATTTAATAATATGTTTAAATCTTTTACCGTTAATTCGGCAGTTACAGCAAAATCATCCAACATTTCTTTTATTTTTTCAGACATTTCGACTCCAGTTATATTCGTCTAATTGAAAATACTTTTTATAAACATCTCGCAAATGCCAACAACGCAGCTCGATCATTTGCTTGATTCCTTCTAATGCATTCGCCAACTCATCTTCGGTCATGTGCTCTGGCGAATCCATGTAGCGTGCAATTAACATATCCAAGTCTTCGGTAGTTCCCCAGACTTGCATAATGGCTTGATCAATATCACTTTGCGTTTTTCCGAACGGATTTTCGTTTTTCATGCGTATCGTCCCTTATGGTTTCAAATAAAACTTGAAAATTTTGTTGAAAACTAGAATCGTGTTCTTCTAATTGGCGCAACACATGAAAGAGAGCGGCTTGTATTCGTTTTTCATCCATCTCTAAACACGATGTAGTTAACGAATCGACAATTGCCACAACGCCTTCTAAATTAATTAAAACAGATTCTAAGTTACATAATTCGGTATAGTACTTCATTTTTTTCCATCCCTTAATTTGTGCAATTCAGAAATCGTGACGGTTGCCTCTTGCAGTGAGTCGCACACCCAAATGCCTAGGATGTCACTAAACTGTGAGGTATCTAGATCTTCCACACCGGGCACCAATGCAATGTGGTACGATCCCTGTCCTTGCGGTCTGTGTTCAACAACAAAAGTAGTCATAGGTTCATCTCTTCCTTTATAAATTCAATTGCTTTTTCGTAATGGTAACGCCAATATTTTTCACTAACATCAATGTCTTTGTAATTCATTCCATTTAAAAAAGCATCGATTATTTGCTTTTCTTTTGGAGGCATGCGTTCATCTATTATACGACGAATGTCAATTAAATCGTCTACATCCCATGGTAACCAGCCCTCGCCTTGAAAACTGGATACTGAATCAAAGTCGTCTTGCTCTAATGGATCAATTTCTTCGTCCGATAATCTGGCTCTGCTGGCGTTTAATATTAATCTCATTTCAATGATTCCATTAATGCATCCTGAATAGTTATTTTTTTATCTAATACTTTAATTACTTGATCGTCAATTGATTTTTCAACACACAAGTGATGAATAATGACTGGTTTCTCTTGCCCTTGGCGGTATATGCGGGCGTTGGCTTGGATATAATTTTCGCTAGACCACGGCAAGTCATACCAGATTGTTTGTGCAGTTTGACCTGCGTTGCATTGGAGGTTAATACCAATCCCCCCTGATTGTGGGTGTGCAAGCATGATTCTAATTTTGCCATCTCGCCACGCTTGAATGTTGGAATCAGTAAGCACAACGGCCTCTGGAAACGCATTCCGAATTCGTTCCAGCGAATGTTTGAAGTGATAAAATACCAAGGTCGGGGAAGAAGATTCTTCCAAGAGCGACTCGAGGTATTCCAACTTAGCCGTATGAACTTCCTTCCAACTCCCGTCTTCTGAGTAAATTGCTCCACTTGTGAACTGTAAAAGTTTTCCTGTGAGCGTTGCCGCCGTATTAGCTGTGACGGTTTGTCCTTTGATTTCTGCAACCATGTCTTTTTTGAGCGTGTCATAAGTGTTACGTATTTGATACGTTATCCCTACTTTATGTATCAAATATGATACGTTAGGTAATTCTAAATAATCTTTGGCTTTCAAACTAAAGCAAACATCCGATACTTTATCCATGATAATTGCATCGGCTCCTTTGTTCAACTCCCAGTTATAAATAACACCAGTATGGGGATTGCGTTTGCCCGGATGCATATACTTTGTCCTAAACTTAGTAAGGCTGCTTTCCAAACGCTGACCCAAATCAATAATCCCAACTTGACTCCACAGATCACCCATCCCTTGTGGTGTCGGTGTTCCTGTGAGAATAATGCGCCTCTCGAAGTTCTTTAAGTGTTTTTTCAAGCTCTTGAAACGTTTCGTCGAAGGATCTTTGAAGCGACTCGACTCGTCGATTATCAGATTGTTGAATTGCGTCTTTGGTTGCTCCAACAACCAAATCAAGTTCTCGAGATTTACTAGATACACGTTCGAAGAACTCTTCAACGCTGCTAACCGTTGACTCGGTGTGCCCAGTATCTTGGCTATCTTTAGGTGTTTTAGGTGTTCCCATTTTTGTGACTCCTCCATCCATACAGTTTCTGCTACTCGTTTTGGCGCTACAACTAATGTTGTGCCTTTAAATTGTTCCGCCACAATTGTTAATGCCGTTGTTGTTTTACCAAGACCGGGTTCAAGAAATAGTCCCATGCTAGGCACAGACTTGGCTTTCTCAATGATGTCTTTTTGATAATTGTGTAGATTTTTTCTTGATAGCATTTAATACTTCTTTTGTTCGTTCGTGTAACCAGTCTGCCACATCATACAGTTCTCTTTCTGTTGCATCGTTTTTAATCGAGTTGGCTCGATTAGAAATAAAAACTACATTGTGTTTAACATAACCCAACTCCGGAATAATGCGATCCAACGATGGGCATTCTAATATTTTTTTTCTTCCGTTATATCTTCCCCAAATAAATTTTGTTTTAAACACAGGACATTTATCTGTTGTAATTGATTCCAAATAATCTAAGTCTAAATCAAAATTTAATTTTTTCTTTTTGGCTCTTACCTTTGCGTTTGCCAGTAATTTTCCTACATGGCCACGCTTTGTTTTTACA